AACACGATTTTGCGAACATGAATCGTACCCCCAGAACGGTACGAGGTGTGCACTCGCTCGCCGTCCTGGCTCGCTCCGCATTTCGGTACGAGGTATGCACAGCTGGCGGCACACATCTACACACCACTTGGCACGCTTCTTGCATGTGTACACCAAGGTCAAAAATAATTCACAAATGTTCACACAATATACACAAAGTCTTCACACGTTCATCACAAAAGAATGGTATTATATAATTGTCAAAAGGAGATACGCCGACAGCACGGCAACAATAGCCCAGCCGTCAGAGCCGAAGGCAGTAGGCGAAGCGAACGTTACGGACGAATGAGAGGCACAGGTCAACAAGGCCGGTAAGGGGAACACGCGGCGGGCGGATCGCCTGAAGACGATTAGATAATACGAAAACGAAAAGGAAAAGGAGATAGGATGATGAATTATTTAGTAACTGTTTTTAGCGAAAATTATCAAGGTAAAGAAGTATATGAACAGGTAGTATACAATGTAGATACGCCAGAATTGGCTATAGAGTGCCTGAAAGCAATGATGATTGCGATGGGCGATGAAGATGTTGTTAATAATTGCGTGTTTAGAGCAATCGAAACTGCGCAGTAATTATAAAAAAGAAAAAAATAAAAAAAAAGGAGAAAGAAAATGAGAAAACAAGTTATTTCAAGAACCGTGCAAGGCATGTATACAGTATACTGTACGAAAATAAATACAAAACTTTTTTTAAAAAATGATGACAACGAGGCGAAGACGTGGTATTATAATTATACAAGATAAAGTTAATGAGACGAGAGGAGAATGGGAATGTATAGCGCAGTAAAAGAGTTATACAAAATGCAAATTGAAAGAGATATTGAAAGATTAAATAGGGTAACGATTGGACTAATATCAGCAGAATTTCGCGAAGATACAGTTATACTAAATTTTGGTGGGGGAATATCATCAGAGCATAGTTATTCTGAAGCGAAGGCGTATGTATCCGGAATGTGCATGGGGGTAATTGAAACGGATGTGAATAAGGGCCATACAATAATGAGAGATTATATTTAAAAGGAGGAAAGATATAATGATAGAGTATAAATTACACAGTGAATATCTGGAAATAAACGAGGGAAATAATCCCTCGTTTTTCTATATCGCCCACGATACTATTTCATAAACCCCTACTGGCAGGTTTAATCCTGAGCCAGATATTATATCATCACCCGTTATTTTAGTGATTGACCCATTATCATTATAATATGTCCCGTTTTTAGTGCCAGACACGGTAAACATATATGAAATCGAATCATCTAAAATGTACTGAACGCCAGCCGTTAAAACGCGGAGTTGCATATTTGTTATATACGAAATAATATTATTTTTCGTATTAAACACAGCGTATGAATTATATCTATATGCGGTGGACGACGAAGACGAATAACTACGCAAATTATTTGCCTCAGCGGGCGTTCCAAATGTTCCGCTACCGTTACGATTTGCACCCAATATTTCAATATTATTGTACGATGAACGTGGTCCCGTTATCGACATTAAATTAGCGCCGGCGCCGAATCCACGTAACACAGCATTTGATATAGAAATACCGTTTACATTATTGGCGTTTATAAACGATGTAACATTAGAATTGGCGTCGTAAAAATTATTATTAGGGTTTAGCGAAAATCCGTCAATACATAAATCATAAATCCAATTAGCGCGGTCATTTTTAAATTCTATGACAGGCCCCGCAACGTTCGTCCTAACATTATAACACCTAATATTTTTCAGGGTGATATTTGTCATAGTGTCATCATCTGTTTCAGATTCAAATGCTATCGGTGTCCTATATCCGCCGTTTATTTCGATGTTTGACAATATTAGTTCACGGTTATAGTTTCTAATTCTAATCATAGAATCCGAATTGACGTTACAGTAAACACGTGCGTTATTTAATGTCACATAATTTGTATAATAACAGTCAAACAACGAACCCAATTCAGGCTGTAACGAATCAACGTTATTTATTGAAATAAATGACGACGTGTTATTTTTTTCGCCCGCGATTTTTATGGTGTCCGAATGTTCGCTGTAGACATTTGATATTGAACCATATCTACACACGTTTACATATATAGCACGTTCACGGGCGTGTTTTGAAATAACATTTGAAATACTGAAATTTTCTACAGCTGAAATCAGTATTGCATCTGAACCCACCTCTGTTTCAATAGACGATTTCTGTTCTTCGGTGTTTTCAAAATATATATTGGATATAGCAACATTTTTCAATGAACCCGTCATAGGATTTGTGGCTGTGTATCCCTCAAAATCTATACCTGTTTGACTGTTTTTTATTGTGATGTTGTCTAAAACGTACGACGCGTTTTTACCGATATTTTTTGAACCGCTAAAAATGATACCTGATTCAAACCCGACGATTGAAATATTTTTCATGACGGTAAGATTATTTAGCGCGCGAATTGCTATAGCATATCGTTTTGAATCAGTTGCCGCAGTGTTTATAAAATCGCAATTTTCAATTTCTAATATTTGATTTACCTGATTGTGTGATATTATTGGCGATGTGCCGGTTGTTTCACATTCAAACACAATATTTTTTAGTGATAACGAACCGTTATTCACTAACACGTCATTTTCGCCAAATAGCAACGTGGTTTTGTCGGTGTCCCCCCACATGGTAATTATAATATATGGACGGCCAATACCGGCAACATTGTATTTTGGTTTGGTTAGTTTGATAATATAACCGTTATTCTGCGCGTCCGTAAACATTTTTTTAAATGCGGCCGCGTCATTAGTTACACCGTCACCAACAGCCCCATACCCTTCGGGGTTCACCACTAATTGGTATTTCAGATATTTAGCTACAATTGATTCTAATGTTCCATCTGCCGCCATTTCATCCAGTTTATTGTTAATTTCTTTCTGTACATCCAGATTTTTGAAATAATTGTCAACATAATCCTTTAACTGCACGAATAACGCATACAATTCATCAAAATTTTCGTTAGTTTGATTTTGCGATTCAACGACCTCATTAATTTTTGCGATCAATTTATATAGCAATTCCTGATACGTCAGCGAATCATCATATACCAATGGCAATGTCTTTTGAAACCACGCTTTAAACGGTTTTAAATCTTCTCTACCTAAAATCATCAAAATTCTCCTTTTCTACTGCCACAGACCGAAAAAACAGTCTGACAGCTCTTCGATTATCATGTAGTCTACACTTCTTATTTCTTCGTTCCACTCGGTGAGCAATTTTCCTGGGCTGGTAGTATAACCGTCCCTAACGTTTTCAGCCGTGGTGTGATCGCCGCCACTATGTGAATCCGTTTTATTATCCTCAAAATCTGTAATCCGTGCGTTGGTTAAATATTCGTTAGATTCAATATTTATCAGTGACCCCTGTGGCGTATCTGAATATCTATCAGTCGTTTTATCTTTCCCGCCGTGTGTAATTTTCAAATTGCTATTTACAGTCTGATCTATATTTTCCCTCATACTATTATTAGTAATAGGATTTACCAAATCTATTGATTTATACACCATATTATAGTGCGGCATTATGTCATTTAGCGTTGACGATAGGTATAACTGCCACATGGCGATCGTTTCACAACAGATTTCACGCATATAATAGTGTCGCAGTATATTACATTCTAATTCTAACCTATGATTTTCGTCATAAATCGGGAAATCAAAATTAAATATTTTTGGTGCGGCGTTTCTGATGACTGTTTCAACGTCGTTGAACCCAGCGGGGTCTGATAGGTTGTTATACATTTCACATATTGATTTAACTGAAATAGTATACTGTCCCATTATATCACACCCCCTACATCATAGTCACTAATATCATCTGTGATATAGTCGTTATATTTAACAGTAATTTCATGCCCGAACATTTCAGATATCTGCGTTGCCGCCTGCTGTCTGGCCTGTAATCTGGATAACCGCATAGCATATGCGCCGCCGTTCAATGATTGAATTTCCGATGTGATCACACGTTCTCTTTTTTGTTCGTTTATGGAACAAAATCCCATATCAGTTAAAAATTCGTTGAACACATTTTGTTTATGAACGTATAATTTATCGATTAGATACGGGGTCTGTGTGTTAATTGCCTTTATTGTTTCATTTGGGTCAAAATTTTTGTCACCGAATATGAACGGTTCATTGCCCGTATATTTTGCGTATAGATTTAACAATGTCAGTCTCTGTTTTTCGTTGCCGTGAATCAGTAGCGGTGTTTTTTGGCCGTTCTGATTTATCATGATACACATTTCAATTTCGAACAACTGTTTGGCATATTTTTCTATGTTTAGAATTTGCGCATTTCTGAACATACTATTATATATCATAATACTATCATTAGAATCACACCTATATAGATAATTGTTCCAATCAGAATACGCAATGCGGGTCAGCGGATAGCCATATACATTATAGGGGCCACCCTCATTACATTTTAAACACAATTCTTGGTTTAATATATCATCTTTAAAATATACTGCTTTCCCTGTTGTTATTAACGAACGTTCTAAATACACAGTGTCAATAGTGTTCGGGAATCCCGACCATGAAAACGCACTAACTGCAATTTCCATTAATTTTTCGAAAATATTAACCCATGTGAAACGGTTGTTGTATATCGATTGATAAAAATTTTGATTCTGAATAGATGGCGTTTTTATGCTCATTCTATTACCTCTTCTATTATACTATTATCTATAGAATAATCACCCATTCTGGATAGTGAATTCCAAAACGTTGTACCATTGTTATACACATTTTCGATTATTTCTACAGAACTGGCAGGCATTTCGCCCACTATTTTAACATTATTAGTTTTAACATAGTTATAACCGCTGCGCCCATTTCTTGACGGGATTTTAACACGGTTTATTGCATACCCATATCGGTCGAAAAAATCATCCAGAACACGGGCATTAGCTGCTTTTATGCATAATTGCCCTGCATAAAAATCCAAATTAGCACCAGACCAGTCGACACACGATGACTGCGTACCCGATGAATAACTGTTCCCTGATGTATTGGTCATTAAATTTCCAGCCAATCCTGCGCCGATCGCCAGCGGTACATTTCCGATTGCGCCAGCGATTGCGCCGCCTATTGACACCAAACGGCCCATCTGTCTGGCTAACCATTCTTGATACCCTGTGGTATTTATTGGGCACTGCGGGAAATTATTGATTAGTAATTTTTTGTCATAGGCATATGACGTATTATTATAATTCGTTGGAACCAGCGAAACTTCAGGCACGCCAGCCGACATCGTGAAACTGGCTTCAAACGTCGGGTTGCCCGAAAAATCGTGGTAATCCAGTTCTATCGCCGAGCCCTGACTATTCGTAACAAAACATCTGTTATATAGTACTGACAGAACTTTTAAATTGTGTGGCGCATAACCATCTACAGTTGATGGCCTGCTTGCACTCACATTTTTTGTCGTTCTGTTCATAGTCATCTGTTCGGGTATAGCGTAACACCCGATCACTTTTTCGTTAATTTTATCCGCCGCTCTTAAACCATTTAAACGTTCATTTAAATCAGTAGCCGATGTATATGCTTCCATCTGATAGCATGAATATACACGCCCTGCAATATCGCCATTATATGGGAACAGCAGTTCGCCGTCACGGGTAGCGATCAATGCTATTTTACCCCCAGTCACAACACCTAAATCTACTAATGATCTGATTTCCATTTCGCCGCCATCAATCGGTTCAGGCTGTAGCCAGTTAGCCGCACTATCAGACGTAACATGTTCACGTTCTACCATGCATGCGGGCAGGGAATAGTCGAAAAACCAGGTAGTCATTTCGTCAATCGTGAAATACACATATGTGGTATTGTTGGACACGTATTCCACACTATCAATAAATGCATAAAACCACTTACTACCAAAATTTGGATTTTGAAACATCAAATAGTTGCAGTCGTAAAGTTCGCTATAAACGATTGACGACCTGATAACAGTCTGTCCGCCTGCGCCGCCACGAATAAAACTGACGTTCGTTTCAGTGTGTTCAGCATAACTATTGATCGCATTGTATTGTGCGGATTCTGACGACCAGTATCCAACGTGTTCATATGTTTTCGTTAGCGGAACACCGCTACAAAATTTAAATGTAGATGATGGTGCTATATACATTATATACCTCATTTTGTTTAGGGTGTACACATAATACTGTGCACACCCTATAATAAAATATTAGAAAGGAGACACACTATTCTACAGTGATAATGGATTTACCTGTTTTTGTAGTGTTGTAAACAGATGTTGCAGTGATTGTTGCTGTTCCAGTTGCACCAGTTAAAACTTTAACATTCCCGTTGCCGTCAACTGTTACATTTTCGTTATCTGACTGCCATGTAACACCTGCTGGCGGGAAATTCGTGCCAGTTACAGCAACCGACAGTTTAACGCTGCCGCCAACTGGTAGTGTAGCAGTAGCGGGTGTAACAGTTACAGCTGTAACAGTCGGTGCGTCTGCCTGCAGCAGTACAGCATTTTCGAACGGGGATGTGGAAAATGTTCGCCACACGTGGAACCAGTGATTTCTATACAAACCCTGTTCATTATCACGTGTTCTAAATTCATTCAAATTATCGAACACCATTAAATAATCACGTGACACCAGCACGGCAGGTACGGCTGCCAATTTGTCCAGATCGTTCTGAACGATCTCTTTGTATGTCGGGTCACCCGCAAAAAGTTCGCCCAGTCTGGCGGTGTCTAATTTGCCGAATGAATCAACTAATACGACATGTCCTAAAAATTCGACTTTATCCATATTAAACGCTGTAGCAAGGCTCTGAACGTCCATGCGCGCATTAAAAGCAGTAGACACCAGTAAATACTGGTCATCTTTTAGCGTAAAATTATGAACGCCTGCCCTATTATAATCAGGGGACAGGAATGTCAACGAATCGGACAACGCCTTGACCTGCACCATTGCCTCAGACATTTCATCTGCTGTCGAAACTGCGCCAATTGCGTGCGTTGGCAGCATGCCGTCCAGAATTTCTCTTGCGATCATGTATTTCATTGTTAAAAATTCGTCGTAATTTGCGCCTGTGTATAGTGATTCTGTAATTTTTCCGACCAAACTATACAACCCGTCCCATGATATGAACGCCTGTTTCAGGTCTGCGTCTGATGTAGTCGCCTTATAGAATTTTTGATAATTCATAATATGATAGGCAGCTCTCACGTCAGGTTTTTCTCTTTTTTGTAATTCACTTTCTGCGACCGCAGGATCATACTGGAACGGCTTTGCCAGTTCAACAAATATTTCCTGAATAATTTCGCCCAGCATCAACTCGCCTTGCTTCATGAATGACCACGGGTTATTATATATCTTATTTTTAATATATGTCTTGCCGATCCTATTCCATAGTGACGACAGGAATTCATTTTTGATAATTTCATCGCCAGTTATAATATCCCCGATCATTCTCAGACGTTCAATATCCTGCGGAACCGCAACTGGTACACTATTCTGATAGTATGGGCTTGCGCCGTTTCTCGTTGCGTTCAGCACTGATACTGCATCAAAACTAATATTTTTCTGCGTTACCTTATTAGGCATACTATTCTTCCTCCTTTATTATATCGTCAAAAGTTATATCTTCATAACTTTTTTTGTCTTCCTCTGGCTCTTCATTTTCGATTTCATCTTTAGGAATTTTTCCCAAAAATCTGTCAATGTATCTTGCACGCCACACTTTTTCGACTTCTTTTCTTGCCGCGTCCACCGCTGCGTCGATGTCCGTCTGTGTGAAACCGTCTCTCACGTCGATTGATTCATCAACATTTTCGATAAATTCGATCAATTCATCGGTCATATCTTCTCCCGCCAGATCCTTAATCTTTGTTAAAATTTCTTCTTTTGATAATATCATTTTATCACTTCCTTATTTTAATAATAGTAATGCGCCGTTCCATGTGTCTGTTCCTGCAATGCCGTCCTGTGCGCACCCAATTTTTGCCTGTAATTTTTTACAATATTTATCTGTGATTGCACCGAAATCGCCATCAATTTTTAGGTCAGCTGGACAACTAAAATAACAATAACATATTCTTTGCAGGGTTTTCACGGCTGCGCCTGTTGAACCCCGTTTTATTACCGGCATTGATACCGCCACATAACCACCCTCTTTTTTAGTATTGTCAACATCTGTAACGTTTTCACCAAAATATTTTAAAATTCCATCGGCCAAGGCTTTTCCTATTTTTTCGTTATCATGAATAAAATTGTCTACGTCAGTTTGATTGGTGTGAAATCCCATTTCACAGTACAGTGTTTTCGCTTTCGGCGAATTGATTTCATATAAATCTGTTCGAACAGAAAATTGTGCATTTTTCTTTTCAGGATAAATTTCCTCTAAAAACGGTGCTACTGTATTAAATATAGCTCTATATTCATCATTATCAGAATAGAACATGAACAGTAGATAACGTGATGAACTATCTGAACTGGCGTTCGTGTGAATTGGAACATATAGGTCTGCGCCCCAGTCGTTGGCCTTTTTTACTCGGGTCGCCATATTCTGTGATGTAGTTCCTATTTCAACTCTATACCCTTTTTCCAATAGGTATTTTTTACATACCTCTGCAATTGGTCTGGTGTGTTTATCCTCATAACAACCAGATCGCAAACATTTGTTCTGGCCTATGCCGTGGTTAGATGGTGAAATGTAAATTTTTATCATTTCAGCCACCTATTTTAGTTAAAATTTTTTCCATAACAACAGTGTTATTTTGGATCGCCTCAGTCAGCTGCATGACCTCTTCTTTATGGTTCTTTTGACTTTTATATATGTACCATAATAGTATACCACACATAACTATCGGGAAACCTACTGTCGTGATAGCATTTAATACAATGTCAATATTTTCCAATTATTCCACCTCGTTCTCAAAACCTAAATTTATTTTATCTACTATTATTATACCATGCCTTGACAAACAATGCAATAGCATGTTATAATAAATCATGGGAAATTTTTACGATAATAACAAATTGTTGAATTTATTAGACGAAAACGGAAATCACCCAGAAATTTTTATCTCCGAGGGTAATAGGTCGGCTGGAAAAACTATTTCATTTAATAGATATCTTGTAAATAACTATATTAAAAAAGGTAATAAGTTTATACTACTATATAGATATGGGTATGAAATGGATGGTGTTTCAGATAAATTTTTCGACGATATAAAAACCCTTTTCTTCCAGAATATGGAAATGACGGAAAAGAAAAGAGCAAAGGGTAAGTATGTCGAATTGTTTATTGACGAAAAAACATGCGGTTACGCCGTTTCATTGAACTCCGCTGAATTTGTAAAACACGCTGCGCATATTTTTTACGATTGCGAACACATTTTATTTGATGATTTCCTAACAGAAAATGACAATTATTTGCCCGATGAAATTAAAAAATTCGTGTCGATCCACCAATCGGTAGCACGTGGCGGCGGAAAAAGTAGCAGGTATCTACCTGTATATTTGATCGCAAATCGAACGTCACTTTTGAATCCCTATTATACCTCGCTTGGAATATCATCTAAAATCCAAAATAATACGAAAATATGTCGGGGGTCTGGCTATGTGCTGGAACGTTTCATAAACGAATCAGCTAAAAAAGCCCAGGATGATTCATTGTTTAATCAGGCGTTTTTTGACAGTGATTATCACACTATAAACGACGGGTTACTATATTTAAACGATGATATTACTATGGTTAAAAAAATGAGTGGCAATAACTATTATATGTGTACCCTGCGTTTTAATAAAAAATTATATGGAATACGTAGATACGAAAACGACATAATATATATTGACAATAGTTTTGATGAAACATACCCATTAAAAATTGCTGTCACACAATCAGACATTGATGGCGAATACATATATAAAAATGTTAGACAAAATATAATAAATTTGTACAGAAAATATTTTAATTATGGGGTTTTCAGATTTAAAAACCTCGATTGCAAAAATGCTATAATGAATCTACTAACATATTGATATCAGCACGACTGATGACTGACTGATGTTGCGGGACAGCTACGGCGTAAAAACCGCCCGACACATGTACGGTTAGCAACCGCCTTCACTCGCTTCGTGTGTAGATATATAAAAAAGAGGATATATTTACAATATCCTCTTTTATTTTGGCAACATTTCATAATATTCTGGTGTCAACAGGCAGCCGCCCACGAATTGGCGTTGCACTAATTTTGATGGAACAACTAATCCCACTTTAAAATCGCTCATATTTCGCTTAACTTCAACGAACGCTCGTTCTTGTTCGTTTTTAGCTACGGTTAAATCGCCGTTCATACTGGCAATAAACAATTGCTTGCAGCGATCGGGCATGCCAGCACATTTCACATCAATATCATCTTTACTCTTTTCAATATATGTTTTCTGTCGCACAAATATAGCTGTGTCCCATTCTACTTCTTTTTTCCATTTACAAAAATCAACGTCATGCAGCTCCACACCCTTAACATCATTAGCATTACCTATGCAGTGTATACTATCTGTGTCAGCATATACAAATGATTCATAGTTCTGCTGCGCTGCTGTGATAGTGAACGCCCGTGCGTATGATGTGATGGCTGCGCCGACTGGAATGTAGCCAGCTTTTTTATTATCAGCGACCACAGTCTTATATTTTATGCAATTATCCTCACCCAGATATACTATTTTATAACTACTATTTTTAGAAGAGGCCATTTTTCCGTATAAATTATTTAAATATAGTTTTGCCAACTGGCGTTTTGCACCCTTGCTGGTTTTTTTAATTTTGCTATAAAAATTTATATATCGGTCAAATACACCTATTTTAGTATCGAAATAACACCCATCTAATATTTCAGTATTATATAATTCATAGTGTTTATTAATCAGCCACCAATCAGTCTGCGACAATGTCATTTCAACAACGGCTGGGTTCCATTTTCCGTTTTCGTCAATAAAACCATCAACATAGCGATCATTTTCAGAATCATAAATATTTGATGTTTTTAAATATTCATTATTTTTGTAAAACCAATTGCGCTTAATTTGAATCGTCGGTAAAAAATTTTCACGAATTTTGAACTCCGTGCGAATACGCACGAAAAAATATTTATCCTCAGAAATTTCTTCGGGAATTTCACCCTTCCAAAATGTTGGCAATCCAATGGGATACGCTGACCCTGATTCGCTGTGCATTACAGACGGGTACAACGAATTGACATCCAATGTATAGCCGTTGTGTAATACTTTATCTTCCATACCTTCTTTTAAATAGCACCACCCGCCGCGATATGACCGTCTGATATATTCATCCGCTGTACTACTGCCATAGATATTTTTATCAATGTAAATTTCTGTTAAATCTGGGAATAAATCTTCATAATATTTTTTTGGAAAATGTGATTTAAATTCAGACAAACACGATGACCCAACGGTTAGCTTATCGTGACCCTCATTCATGCAGATTTCTAATGCTTCTTTTAAAACTAAAACATCATTTTCAATATAGTGTCTTTCTTCGTCTGTTATTGGGCAATTAGGGTAGCGGAACCCCTTGTACTCCATTTCTAATTTTTTGTGGCGCGTTTCAAACGATTCGCCAATTGAGCGCAGTGAAAACGGTAACAGTTTTAAACTGTCTCTAATTTCAATCATGCGATTATTTTGCTTTAAAATGATAGAATACCACTGGCCTTGATTAGATATAGTATACTTATACATATTATTTTTCATGTGTGAATCTTTAAAAAATTCGTCGCCGTTCAATGCCTGTTTAAATTCATTATTCGATAAAAAATAGTGTAGTATAAACGAACCGTCAAATTTTAAATTGTGAAAATATAGTATTATATTACCGGCGGTATTTTCAAAAAAATATTTGAAAAAATCATCTATTGACCCCAGTACGTGAACGTCATTTTTGAACAGTTCAGCAAATGCGGCTGACCAGACCAGTGTAGTGTCCTGCCCGTCATATACAGTTGTTTCAAAATCACAGGCAAACCGTGTGTACTCACGAATCTTCATAATCATCTTTCACACCATATTATTTATAATATTATTTAAATCAGTTATATCTACGTTAGGTAAATATCTAATTACGTTTTCCAAAAAATTGAGTAGATCATTAGAAACACGCCTATAATCACTATCGGTGAACCACCACTCTTGCACTTCCCACCCGGCTTCGGCCGCTTGCCGCAGCATTGTCGCAACACGTTCACGACCGTATGCTGCCAACATGCTTGCAGTCATTTCATTTAATTCTGAAACGACATAGCGTGTTACCGGATGTATTGACGCAGAATAGTAACGCAATTTTGATTGTAATTCACGAATATAAACGTCGTCACGATTGACAGCGTTTTGTTCACGTTCATTTAGGTCAATTTCCAACGTCGTTAACATATCCTGCGTGATATATGTTGGAAATGACGTAACTGTCATGTTTGTTCGACTTTCGATTAAATTTTTCCATTTTCGTTGATTAGGTGTCAGTCTTTTTTTTGCCATTATTTAACCTCCTGAAATAAATAGCGGGCATAAAAAGCCCGCTTATTTTTTTTTTTTTTTTTTAATTTACGGAGCATGTCAGGAAATATTTTCCTTTGAAATTCTTACTTTCTTTTTTGTAGATAATTATGGACAGCGGCTCGCCTTCTGCTTCCAGCTCCTCAGCGATGTCCTTGAACGTTCTATAGAACGTGTCAGACGATGTTACGTATTTCTCACCATCTTCGATTAAAAAAACGTATTGTGAATAGTCAGGGTTTTCTGCTTTTTCATTGTGAACGTCCAGCACTGCATATGTGTCTACTATCATCTCAACACCGTAACCACTGCCATCTTCATTCGGTACCAGCTCATCCAGCTTGACCGCATTAGATGTGTCCTTGATTTTTATTCTCTCTTTACCCGTTAATTCTCTGTTTGCATACGCTATTTTTACTTCATAATCTTTCATTTTTTATTTCTCCTTTTTTCTTTTTTACTCTACTCTTTCAGCGAGTGCCATAAACTGTTCCAGCGTCATAACATATTTTCCGGAAATTATTTGTATTTCCTTGATAGCTACCGGAACCATCCCTTCACCGCACTGCTTTGCGATAGATTTCAGAATCTCTTTCTCGTTCGTTTTCTCAATGAAAAAAATTCCTTCAACCATCTGCTCATCAACAGTGTCTGCCAGTAATGCAGTTACTTTCATCGTCTGCACGGTTCTTGAAATAACTTGTTTTCTCATTTTCTTTCTCCTTTTTTTTTTTTCTTTTTTATAATTACTGCGCAGTTTCGATTGCTCTAAACACGCAATTATTAACAACATCTTCATCGCCCATCGCAATCATCATTGCTTTCAGGCACTCTATAGCCAATTCTGGCGTATCTACATTGTATACTACCTGTTCATATACTTCTTTACCTTGATAATTTTCGCTAAAAACAGTTACTAAATAATTCATCATCCTATCTCCTTTTCCTTTTCGTTTTCGTATTATCTAATCGTCTTCAGGCGATCCGCCCGCCGCGTGTTCCCCTTACCGGCCTTGTTGACCTGTGCCTCTCATTCGTCCGTAACGTTCGCTTCGCCTACTGCCTTCGGCTCTGACGGCTGGGCTATTGTTGCCGTGCTGTCGGCGTATCTCCTTTTGACAATTATATAATACCATTCTTTTGTGATGAACGTGTGAAGACTTTGTGTATATTGTGTGAACATTTGTGAATTATTTTTGACCTTGGTGTACACATGCAAGAAGCGTGCCAAGTGGTGTGTAGATGTGTGCCGCCAGCTGTGCATACCTCGTACCGAAATGCGGAGCGAGCCAGGACGGCGAGCGAGTGCACACCTCGTACCGTTCTGGGGGTACGATTCATGTTCGCAAAATCGTGTT